ATTCTAAATTCACAGTTAGTTTTGACTGTGCTAGTGCATTTTTGGCCACGGCCAATGGACAAGTTTACTTTGAAAACGTCTTCCCCCAAGACGAGAAGTGGTCATATCGGATGGCTCCATCGGCTGACAATAAAAAATACTCTGTTGACACTCGCAAGTGGAATCAAGGTGTTGTGGCCGATGGAATATATCCAAGGTGGAAAGATAGTCCTATTAGTGATTTATTACAAATGAAGGATATCTGTATCTATAAGCCCGGTGTACCTAAAGCGGGTGTTACCCTAACTGAACATAATTTTAAAGATCCCGAAATGTATGATGTGCTTCCAGATGTCAATAAAAACGGCAAGTGGGCTAGAACTTCTTGGGATAGTTTTAGCTATGCATTGCTAATGGGACATAATGTTTGGATGCACCTGACTGCGGTACAGGAAGCCAATCGTAGATTTGATGCTGGCGAACATCCGGCTATGATGCGTTATAGCACCGGAGACTATGCATATTTTGAAGATATCGTGGAAGCGATATTTGCAGCACCAACCAAACAAGATAGTTTAGATATTATAAAATACTATACTAATTATTGGATGGAGATCATCGGAACACGTGGACTTAAAGGCAAGAAGGCATTAAGTGGGCGTGCCATGGCTGAGAAGCATATAGAGATAGAAGGTAATTTCTCTAAAGAAAAGACCAAGAAAAAAGAAAAAACTACTCCCATTCTAAACCCATTGATATTTGGAGAATAATTTATGACCATGGCCGCCCGTATTAAACATTTAGAAAAACAACATCAAATTTTAGATAAGAAAATTGATAGATTAGAAAGTTCAGGTGCATTCCAGAATGAATTGGTGAACAAATTGAAGAAGCAAAGGTTGCACATTCTAGATGATCTTGTTAAAATTAAAGAAACAATAGCATTCAATAAAAGTAAAGAAAATGAATAGACCAGACCACAATAACGTAGATTTTTTTATTGGTAAAGAAGTTGAGCATAGTTCGGTATTTGGTTATAAAACCTTATTTGTAGTTGGTATTCAAGATTCTAAAACTATTTTAAGTTTGGCTAAAACTAATAACTGTTCTCATGCATATTTTGGTGCCAATCAAAGTTTCCCTAATCCAAAATTTGATGATGCTCCAACTTGGAACAAATGGGGAGACATGATCCAAGAATGTTTACGTGCTGGATTACTGTGTACGCTAGATTTAGATGTGAGTAGTGCTGAAGGATTAGTTGAAAGTGGGCTAGTTGACTACAATAACTTTATCCCAATGATTTCGGTAAAATTGCCCTATATACAACTATTAGGATATAATGCTATAATTAAGCTAGACGACAAGGATTTTGCGAAAACAAATCCCGGTGTTTGGTGTCATAGTTTACATGAGTTAAAGGACCGTAAAAAGTTTACAGATTGGTCTAAATATACACAAGATGAGGTTATTAAATGATTAGGCTTATTTGGAGTTTTATATTGAAGTGGGGTTGGGATTATAATCGCAACAGAGGCACTGAGGCTCGCGGGCTTGTTGCGGTATCAGAATCTGATTTTGGTGATCCTATTCGTTTTAGTGTGACTCCGGCAAATGGTGGTGTTGTAGTTGCTGTTCGCACATATGATAAAATAAAAGACCGGACGAAGGAATCAATTCACGTGATACACGAGGATATTGATTATGCCCAGGCAGTTGGCAACATTGTTGCAATGGAGATTCTAAAGTCATGAATCAAGAACAAAGAGAAACTATAGATCGTGTCACACAAGCAGCAAAACGAAAAATATTTGTTCAATTCCAGAAGGAAGGCATCCACTGCTACCCGGCGGCCGCCACCGACCCAATGTTAAATACCAATGATGAATACAATGTTGCGTTTCTTGCTAATCCTCATCGCCATATATTCCATTTCAGGGTGTCAATCGATGTGTTCCATAATCACCGAGACATCGAATTCATCCAATTCAAACGTTGGTGCGAGTCGCTGTATAGTGGTCAAGGTTCCGTTTTAGAATTAGATTATAAGTCCTGCGAAATGATGGCAGATGACTTATATCTCCAAATTGCCGCACGGTATTCAGATCGTGCAGTAACTATTGAAGTATCCGAGGACGGTGAAAACGGATGCACAATTGAATACAATCTTATCCGTCCATATCAATCAACTGTGATTTAAAGGAAGTATTATGCCCCAAGACTGGCTTACAAAATATCTGTGTATTAAACCCGAAGTTAATGAAGTATTTGATAATCTTGAAACATATCGTCAATTTTGTGTGGATTACGGATATCCGTACGACGAAGCACATCTGTATGACGAACGCACACATTATGGTGAGTTTGTCAAGATGACCAAGGGCAAAGAGCCGTGGGATCAATGGCGCACTCCAAAACGCGAACGTAAAGAGTTTGCGGCACGTGGTGTAGGGAAGCCACGTAGGAACAATGCGTAAACTATGACCAAGTGGCCACTGATTAATGTTAATAAAGACAATACCAGTTGGATTGCTTTGGATAAAGTTTTTACTGATACAGAACTTGATGAAATTGTTGTTCAAGCGAATCAAGTAAAAAAAGTGCCCAGCACTGTGGGCAATGGGGTAATTTTGGATTATCGTGTGTGCGACATTGCCTGGTTGGAGTCTGATGATATGGAATCAGATTTTGATTGGGTATATGCCACACTATCAGATACCATTAGACAGATCAATAATGAGTATTTTAGATTTGATTTGACTCACTTGACTGCGTTACAATACACAGTATATAACGCAAGCAATCATGGCAACTATCAAAAGCATTTGGATCTTGGACGACAATTTCCTAGTAGAAAATTGAGTTTTAGTGTGCAACTGTCCGACGATGCTGACTACGCAGGAGGAGATTTGAGATTCCACTATATAAAAAATCAACCTGAGGTCGCGCCAAGAAAAAAAGGAAAAATAATTTTTTTTCCAAGTTGGATAGTTCATGATGTTACTCCAGTAACACAAGGCACACGACGTAGTTTGGTAGGCTGGGTCAATGGTCCAAATTTTAAATAAACATAGGAAAACAATGAGAAAACTATTTTATATGGGGTTAGAGAGTTACAAGGCCAGATACACTCTACAGTTACAAGACTGGAACGAAGCGGTATTCAAAAGACGCGGCATTGATTATGTTATTGTACAAGGTGAAACTTTGGACACCGATCAAGCTATCGTTACCGGACAAGTTTTAGATGCTCACGGGCGTACTTACTACTCAATGACCCAGTTAGCCAATCTGGTCAAAATGATGAAGCAAGGAGAAATAACCAACGAGGATGTTATCTATTTTGAAGATATGTTCCAACCCGGTATTGAAAGTCTGCCGTATATAATGGATCAGATTCCTATCAATCTTCGCCCACGCAGTTATGTTCGCTGTTTAGCTCAATCAATTGATCCCGATGACTTTGTTCATGTATGGGGTATGAGTAAATGGATGGGACACTATGAGAAGATGGTTGATTCCTTCGTAGATGGCGTGTTAGCCACCAATGAAGAAATGGTTGCACACATGAAGATCGCAGGCTGGGAAGCCCCTATCTACAATATTTCTGGTTTGGCGTTTGGCAAAGCAGAAGTTCGTAGCCGTGTGCCCGGTGAACTAAAGCCATTTCAAGACCGTAAGATGCGTGTGGGTTTTGCCGCCCGGTGGGATCAAGAAAAACAACCAGATTTTTATATGGATTTAATTGAACAATGGTTTAAGGAACAACCAGATTCCAAAGTTGAATTTGCTGTATTCTCCGGTGCAAAGTTAAAAAGCAATAATGATAGTTATATGCAACGAACCCGTAATTTACAGGAACGTGGGTTGTTAACCTTGCACGAAGATTTAGAAAAAAATGATTACTATGCTTTGCTTAATGATACTCGTGTGCTCTTTAATTGTGCCCTTCAAGATTGGGTTTCCAACACAGTCAGTGAGGCAGATACTCTTGGGTGCAACGTTCTATATCCTGCTTATCGGTCTTTCCCCGAGACTTTTTCTAATGACCCTGAACGTTTATATATTCCTTGGTCTTTAGATAATGCTATTGGCAAGTTGCGTAGATTGCTAGATGAGCCACACAAAAATATGGGCAAGATTAGTAATTGGACCGACGGATGCATTGATCGTATTTGCGACATTATAGAAGATCCGCTAGGTGAGGGATTTAAATGGCAACGTATGTCCACTGACTATCGTAAACACACTCACGAATCAAAATATTAAAATTGAAGATATTGACGAAGCAAGTAGGTTTAATTGGTAATAAGTACGCACAATGAGAAAATCATAATATGGACATAACCAACTTAGATTTTATCAAAATATCAGGGGTACCACTCGACCCTGTGCATAAGATTGTTGGAAAAGAAACAGATGCACAAGGCAACGAACTAACAATTTGGTTTAGTGACATTATTGCACAAACTCCGGCTCTTGCACCATTCCTTCGTAACTATGCAGAGTTAATTGATCGAGGATATACGGCCAGGCTCTTTGTATGGGGGGAAGCCAACAAGCTTCATGTAGTGTATGCGTTAAATGCACAGGGACAGTTTGTCGGCGGAATAGCATTTGAATATAGACCACAATCAAGAGAAGGTTGGTTAACACTTTCTTTTACAGAGAAGGAGTTTCGCGGTCAACGTGTCAATCAAGTACTACATCAGTATTTTGAAGAAATTGTACGCAAGCGCGGTGGCAGTAGGATTGCATCGTTTGTACACAAAGACAATGCAAGTCGTTTAAAGTCTGCACAACGAGTTAACTTTGAACCACAATACTATAAAATGACCAAAGTGCTTTAACTAAAATGTCAATATGATTTAAGTCTTAGTTGCTCGACATGGTCCCATAAGTGGTCATGACTTCCTTTGATTTATATCTATGATATGGATTATTATTACCCAATGATGTTGACTATAATATAGTTATACAGTATAATAAAATCTTTAATCAGATTCTTAGTTGGCGGCGCATGGACTTGTTACAACTATTTGGAGATAGGAAATAATCATGGCACATTGGACTGTATCTACTGCAGAAAAGAAATCCTGTGAAGAACGTGAAATCTGGAAAAAAGGTAATAAAACCATTGTTCGTATTAACGGATTCCGGTGGGCTACATTTAGTGTAGAAACTACAGACGACAACCCCCCAGACGGAATCTCTGCAGACAACGAATACAGTATTGATATGTATAGTCACTGCGGAGATAACATTGATACTATTGACCTAATATCCATGGATGATGGCTGGTACGGTGATTATGAGTTTGACGGGTTTAAAGGAGATGAGCAGCAAGAGATTCTTGATGCCATAGACGAAGCAGATGACTATTACGAATACCTAGAGGAAAACGGTTGGTCCAACGATGACACCGAAGGCTGGTTGCATGGTTCACTCGAAATCACAAAGGACACATGAAAAAAATTGTCGTAACAGGTGGATGTGGTTACATTGGTAGCCACATTGCGCGGGCTTTTAAATATAACGGTGATCAAGTAGTGATTATTGATCAAGTCTTTCGCGAACATACAGTCAAAGGTATAGATGGATACTTAATTGAAGATTTTTCTAGTGATACAGCATTAGCATATATTATAAACACAGCACCCGATGTAATTGTACATTGTGCCGGTACTAGTTTAGTGGGACCAAGTATGACCAACCCTGCCGAATACTACGAAAATAATATTGCCAAGACCATTAAGCTATTAAATGTTATCAAGGATATGCCAGATAAACCCGTGATACTGTTTAGTAGTAGTGCCAGCGTATACGGGGTTCCGGACTCATGGCCTATCACTGAAGATAATGATGTTCTACCTATTAGCCCGTATGGTCGTACTAAAGCCATGACCGAAACTATACTACGGGACTATTTTGTGGCATATAATGTTAATAGTATGTGTTTTAGATATTTCAATGCCGCGGGTGCAGAACCGTTTAATTTTAATCTTGGGCAAGAACCAAAAGCGACACATATCATTGCTCAAGCATTAGAAGCTAGTTTATCTAAACGTGCATTTTTTATTAATGGTGGTGATTTTGATACCGAGGACGGAACATGTGTTCGCGATTACATTCACGTATGGGATATTGCGACAGCCCATATCAAGGCCGTTAACTTTTTCTTCGAAGATTATCCGCAAAGCGGAGCATACATTTATAATCTTGGTACTAAGACTGGTATCAGTAACAAACAAATTGTTGATTATGTGGCAAACAAATATGGATTACTCTTTGTAAAATATAATCCACGACGGGCAGGAGACCCCGACCTGCTGATAGCAGATTCCACTCGAGCGCAATTCAACCTTGGATGGAAACCTGAACACAGCACAATTGAAGAAGTAATCGATTCAGCATATAAATGGTATTGTCAAAAATGAGTTTTAACGCACTATTTGAATTTGAAGAGGCACTTGCCAAATACACCGGTGCACCATATGCCGTTGTAACTGATGGTTGTACCCATGCTATTGAACTATGTCTACGATATGATCAAGTATCTATGTGTGAATTTACAGCACATACATATATAAGTATTCCTATGCTTATGCACCAGCTGAATATCAAACATAGACTGATTAATGATGATTGGGTTGGTGAATATAAGTTTTATAATACACGTATTTGGGATAGTGCCCGCAGACTACAACCAGATATGTATATGTCAAAACAGATGCAATGTTTAAGCTTCGGTCACAGTAAACCATTGGAATTAGGTAAGGGTGGGGCAATATTGTTAGACGATGCTGATGCATATAAAGAATTGAGTTTGATGCGATCAGATGGTAGAGATCTACATATCATGCAGTGGTCAGCGCAGACTTCATTTAAAATAGGATATCATTATTGTCCTACGTTGGAGTTATGTGAGCAAGGACTTGAAAAACTTTCCGGAATCAATCTCACACAAGATTGGTTCTATCCAGATTGCCGAAAAATTATAATCAATTGACTATTAAATCTAAATACTATACAATAGTAAAATAAACTTGGAGAAACAATTGCAAAAGAAATTTGTTCCTATGTACCCAACTATACCCAACGAGTTCAAACCAGATCCTATCTTACATCCTATTCCACGAACCAAAGGCGATCTGCAGGCCACCGTCCAGCTCAAAGATGAATACTACGATTTGAGTACAGATGAACCAATGCAGGAGCGCAACTTGACAGAATCAGTAACACTTAATCTCATAGACGACACGGGCCACGAAGAACGTAATCTAGCAGATGTTATCCGCTTTAAAATGCAGCGTGAAGGCAAACGTTTTTGGGCCGGCGACAACATCAGCGACTACTTGCATGACAGCGATAAAGAACATCTTATCAACGAAGCTACAGAAGCATTTGAGAAAGTGTTGGATACATTGCTTATTGATCGTGAAAACGATCCTAATAGTAAAGGTACAGCCCGTCGACTGGCCAAAATGTATTTTAACGAAGTAATGGCAGGAAGATATGAACCAGCCCCAGACGCAACAGCTTTTCCAAATGATACAGAAGAACGCTACGAAGGTATGCTTGTTGTTCGTAGCGAATTGCGTAGTATGTGCAGTCATCATCACCAACCTGTATCTGGTGTGGCTTATATCGGAATCATTGCCGCCAACAAACTTATTGGTCTTAGCAAATATACTCGCATTGCTCAATGGTGTGCTCGGCGTGGCACCTTACAGGAAGAGCTCTGCAACGACATCGCTCGCGAAATAATAAAGGCCACAGACTCAGAGAATGTCGGTGTTTATATCGAAATGACACATGGGTGTGTAGAGAATCGAGGCGTAATGGCTCATAACAGTTTAACACAAACAACTGTGTTAAAAGGTGCTTTCTTATCAGACCCTGGAACAAAGAAAGAGTTTTTTGATAATATTCAATTACAATCAAGGAATGGAAACTAATCCAAACCCATTGTCGTTGCGACAAATGAAAACTCGTGAAGATATTCTTCTTCAATCAAGGAAGGACAGATAAAAATGCAGCCGGGTTGTTCCGTAAATTATGAAATACGTTTTATGGTTTCCAAACTTACCGATGAAATGTGCGAATGGTTTATCATGATTGGTGGTTGGGCGGGTCGAGCTACGATGGCCGCGAATGACGACCCCCGTCGTAAACAGTTAGTAAAACAAGTACAATACGGTAAAGCTAAACCTAGTTATTTAACACAAGATGGAACTGGACTTACTTTAATTCGTTTTACTGGAGAAGATGCAAGTACCGCCTGCGTATTTCTATTGAAATTTATGGATCAAATACAATCACACAATATGAAAACATATAGGAATTATAAAGAAGATTATGTCAATTAAAGTCAATTATTACCAAGAGCATATTAATAAATGGTTGCATATAATCCTGCGTGATATGGGTAAAGATAATTGGAAACCCGATTACGTTGTTGGTATTGGTCGAGGTGGGTTAATCCCGGCTGTTATGCTTTCCAACTATCTTGAAGTGCCAATGCACTCATTAAAGGTTACGTTCCGCGAAGGACAAGAGGATTGTGAATCGAACTTGTGGATGGCCGAGGAGGCATTTGGTTACAACACAGCGTCTGATGGGAAAGGATTTGCCGATCCAACAATACGCAAGAATATTCTAATCATTGATGACATAAACGATACCGGACGCACATTCAATTGGATTAAAGAAGATTGGTCAGGTCCTGTTGAACCCGATACTGCGTGGGATGAAATTTGGGGCAAGAATGTTAAATTTGCGACATTGATCAATAACGAAGCGTCGGACTTTAAAGATGTTGCATATACTGGTCTGTCAATAAACAAGCTCGACAACCCTCAGTGGGTAATTTTCCCTTGGGAGGAATGGTGGCGTTAAAAGAGTTTTATTTAGACGAAAGTCTTGAGTGGAATATAGTTCACCACACTGAATACAATATGTATTTGGATAAAGATATTGTTTCACCCGAAGATTTAATTGAAATAATTAAAGGCAAAGGTATGTGTAGTACAACCAATGGTGTTGATGGGCCGGAATTTAAGGATCTACGCAATCGACTTGAGGCTGACGGTTACATCAAGTGTCAACGTGGATGGTGGAATGGTGATCGTGTACTGAAACCATTTGTGCTAAATGGATTAAAGTTTAAAAAGAACCAACAGTTTTCATCTGGACTGGCAATGAAAGTGCATTTACAATTTTTAAGGACTTTAGAGCATCGACCCGGTATACAAACTCCGCTGCCTATGCTATAATCAACATAGGAGAATAGTTATGGCAAAGAAATATTTTAGTACTAAAACGTATAGACAAATTGGTCCAGTGGCATACCGGCAATGGCGAGCAGATTCACATTGCCGGTTGGTACATGGATATGCTTTATCATTTCATTTCCAGTTTGAGTGCGATACACTGGATGCCAGGAACTGGTGCACCGACTTTGGTGGCCTAAGGCCACTCAAGGACAGCCTTGAAGATTGGTTTGATCATTGCTTATTGGTAGCTCAAGATGATCCAATGCGTGAACATTTAATTAATCTAGGTAAACTAGGTCTAGCGAAAATCACAGAAGTGGAAAAGACTGGATGCGAAGGTATCGCAGACTTCTTGTACGAATACATTAATACAATTTTTTTGCCAAACTGTGGTGCAGAGGAAGCCAAACGTGTTTGGTGTTGCAAAGTAGAAGTTCGCGAAACCGACAGCAATATGGCCGGGCGCCAAGGTCACAGGGAAGATAATGAATTCCAAGATTAAAGAAGCATTGGGTATACTGCAAGAGGAATGCGCCGAGGTTATTGTAGAAGTCAGTAAATGCAATCGCTTTGGTATGGATAGTAATCACTATAAAACTGGATTGAAGCATAGTATCATGCTTGAAACGGAAATTGGTGATGTATTAGCCATGGTCGATATACTGGTTGATCAAGGGGTAATCGATGTGGATAGATTAGAAGTAGCCAAGGAAAATAAGAAGCAAAAACTTAAACAATGGTCAAGCATATATGAGTAAAATTAAAGTATCAGAACTATTTTATAGTTTGCAAGGTGAAGGACGATTCGTTGGAGTACCCAGCGTATTCCTTAGGACCTATGGTTGCAATTTTACGTGTAGTGGGTTTGGTTGCAAGCCTGGAGAAAAATCAACTGAAGCAGATGAAGTCGCTCGGGTAGTTGACAAGTACGATACATTCTTGAGTTTGCCATTGGTTAATACCGGATGCGATAGCTATGCCAGTTGGCATCCGGCATTTAAACATTTAAGTCCAACCTATACAACCGATGAATTAGTTGACCGAATGTTGGCCTTAACACCCAACCATAAATGGATACAGGAAAATGGTAATGATATACATTTAGTTATTACCGGTGGTGAACCATTGCTAGGGTGGCAACGTGCCTATCCAGAGTTATTGTCGCACCCCAAGATGGCTGATTTAAAAAATATTACATTTGAAACAAATGGTACCCAAGAATTACACGAAGACTTTAGGGACTATTTAATTGAGTGGGCCGATAGCCCGCATCGCGAAGTTACTTTTAGTGTCAGTGCCAAGTTAAGCGCAAGTGGTGAATTATGGGAAGATGCCATCAAGCCCAAAATTGTTAATATCTATCAGACATATGGACACGTATATCTTAAGTTTGTTGTTGAAACACCGGATCATGTTAACGAAGCTGTTAAGGCAGTTGATGCATTTAGAAAAAGTGGCTTTAAAGGATCTGTGTATCTAATGCCACAGGGAGGTGTTGTTGCTCCATATGAAGCTAATAGGCTTAATATCGCTAATATATGTTGCAAACAGGGGTGGAATTATAGTCCACGACTTCATGTGGACTTGTGGGGAAATAGTTGGGGAACATAATTCAAAAGGAGAAGTATAATGGCAAAAGTAAAGACCGTAGTATCAAAGGTAAGTGATAAGTTAGTTAAAGTAAATGAAAACTTTAGTGTCAATATGTATGACAATGGTTATATGTTAGAAATCAACGGCAAAGGTGCTGATAACGAATATAAGTCTGCCAAGATTATGGTAGCAACAAGTGAGCAATTACTTGCACTAATTGCAGAAGTAGCCGAAATGGAACGCGACAGTTAAGGAGAAAATTATGTCTAATGAAAATTATTTTAACAGTGGTTTAACTTATAAGTCAGCAGAGGATATTAACTCTGCTATGGGTCGCGTTTATGGACACATGAGTGTAGCAGTAATTGTATCTATGTTTGTTAGTTATTTTGTAAGTACAGACCCGGCGCTATTGAAATTCTTTTTTACGGGCATAATGAAATGGATCGTGATTTTTGCACCGTTGGTTGCAGTCTTTGGTGTCAGTATGGTGCTGGCCAACAACCCCAGTAAAGGTATTGCTCAACTATGTTTGCATGGTTTTGCGGCATTAATGGGATTGAGTACAGCAATGATATTTGCAATTTTCACTATGGGGTCTATAGTCAGTGCATTTATGGGTGCAGCAATTCTGTTTGGATCCATGAGCTTTTATGGTTATTTCACAAAACGTAGTCTCGAAAGTCTTGGTCAATTTATGTTTGTTGGATTGATTGCTATCGTTATTGCCAGCATTGTCAATATCTTTATTGGTAGTACCGTGATGCAGATGGTGATCTCTGCTCTGGCCATTATTATCTTCCTAGGATTAACAGCATATGATACTCAACGGATCCGCGAAGAAATCAGTGAGAATACCAGTGATGCAGCAGAAGTTCGTGGAGCATTAAGTTTATATATGGATTTTATTAATTTGTTTATCAACTTGTTGCAACTATTTGGCGACAAGAAGGAATAATTATGGGAATATTAGATAAACTTAAAAGTATTATACAGAAGCCAGAAGTTAAGATAATACCACCAACTAAAAAGAAATCTGTAACTAAAACTGAAAAGCAGATTGCCACAGAAAAAGGTTTACCGTGGGTCGGCGTATTAAGTGTAGATCTTGATCCAGACAATGTTGGTAATGGAGCATTTGAATTAGACTGGAATGATAAGTTTATTACTAATCTAGTACGTGCCGGATACGAAGGCAAAACCGATAGCGATATGGTTGATCGTTGGTTTGCTGAAATTTGTCGTAACGTGGTCGCTGAAAATTATGAGCAATGGGAAGCAAATCAACCAATTAATGCCAGGCCAAGAATCATTGATCGTAAGGATCTTGGTGACGGGAAAATAGAGGTAAGTTAATGACTAATAAACCAGATGTAACAATAGATAACGCATTGGCAACATTTTTAGCCAACGGTGGAATTATTCAACAAATTGAACGCAACGTTAGCGGGCAGGTAGAAGGACAAACATATTGGGGAATGCCAAAGAAAGCCGGGAGGCCACCGGCGGATAAAGCCAAGAACAAATCTTCCAAGGAAAAATAATAGAATCACTGGCGGCACCGAACCCCACACATAAAGCATGAGTATAATATATGTAAATGGCGATAGTCATAGTGCCGGTGCCGAGGCTGTAAATAATCATGCATTTGCTGAAGACGATCCACTATATCGGAAATTAGGTAGAAGGCCACATCCAGATAACGAACGTGCCAGTTATGGATATGAATTAGCAAATATGTTTGGATATACCCTAATATGCGATGCGGAAAGTGCCAGCAGTAATACTCGCATTGTACGCACAACCAGAGAATATCTTAAAACAAATAAACCCAACTTACTAATAATAGGGTGGTCAACGTGGGAACGTGAGGAATGGCTTCACAATAATACCTACTACCAATTAACAGCCAGCGGCACCGATAGTGTACCACCAGAATTAGAAACACCATATAAAGAGTGGGTAATTCTACAAAATGCCCTGGCACGCGAAAACAAAATGTTAGATTGGCATAAAATTATTTACGATCTGCATATGGAATTAGTCTCAACAAACATTAAACATATATTTTTTAATACCTATTCTAATTTTTCGGCGATTAAAGATCGTAGATTAAAAACAGAAAATTTAACAGATATCAACTTACAATGTTTTGATTGGGGAGATTCTTATATTGGACCATACGATCAGGATTTAACCTATTATTATTGGTTAAAGAATGCTAGATTCTCTACGACAACTCCAAATGGTTATCATTTTCGTTCTGATGCCCATATTGCATGGGCACATGTGTTATATAAATCGTTGACAGCTAAATAATAATATGCTATTATATTAATATGAGATACTTACTAGTTGATACTGCAAATACGTTTTTTCGAGCGCGACATGCGGCCAATCGCCAAAGTGATACATGGGATAAGCTGGGTTTTGCTATTCATGTGACCCTTGCCAGTGTGGGTAAGGTATGGCGTGAACAGAAAGCAGACCACGTTGTATTCTGTTTAGAGGGGCGTAGTTGGCGTAAAGATTTTTACGAACCCTATAAAAAGAATCGTGCTGTAGCCCGTGCTGCTCTTACAGAAAAGGAAGCAGAAGAAGACCAATTGTTTTGGGAATCGTTTGATGAACTCAAAGCATTTTTATTTGATAAGACTAACTGCACCGTATTACAGCATAATGCATTAGAAGCCGATGATTTGATCGCTGGATGGATACAAGCACACCCAGATGATCATCATACCATTGTTAGTAGTGATAGCGACTTTCATCAATTACTTGCAAACAATGTAAAACAATATAATGGGATATCAGATGAACTCCACACTATCGAAGGTATCTTTGACAAAAAGGGTTCCCCAGTCAAAGATAAAAAAACTAAAGAACCAAAAAAAATCCCTGAACCAGCTTGGATACTGTTTGAAAAATGCATCCGTGGCGATGTTTCAGACAACGTCTTCTCGGCATACCCCGGGGTACGCACAAAAGGTAGCAAAAATAAAATTGGATTGGAGGAAGCGTTTAAAGATCGCAATGCAAAAGGCTTCAATTGGAACAATCTAATGTTACAGCGTTGGACTGATCATAACGGGGTTGAGCACAAAGTATTAGATGACTACGAACGTAATCGTATATTAGTGGATCTTACCGCTCAGCCAGACCATATTAAAGTAATGATTGCTGAGTCTATTGCTACAAATAGTATTGTCAAAAATACTGCACAGATTGGTACTAAGTTTATGAAGTTTTGTGGTAAGTATGAATTAAATCGCATCAGTGACAACATCCAAAATTATGTGGACTTTCTGTCAGCTGGGTATCCGGAGGAAATAAAATGAACGAACAAGATATAGTTTATCGCTTACAGACGCGGGCTGCGATTCGTCGCCAAATCGCGACTCGCAAAAGTGTCCAAGAAGGCAAACCAGACCGTATTGCTGATATATTAGAAGAGGCTGCTCGGGAGATTGTACATCTTCGAACTAAATTATCAACCGCACATGATGAATTATACGGAGACGGAAAATAATATGGAAATTAGCGTATGGCTCTTAGTTATTGTCTTATCGGGTAATACGATTGTTGTGGATAACCTGTCTAGTAAATCAGAATGTATTATATTAGAGGCTAAGATGCGAACTCTTTATACATCTAATATAAGATATGCAGACTGCTACGTAGTTAAAAAAGTAAAATAATATGAATAAACATATTAAAAACCTATTTGACCAGGCTACTACATTAGAGGCACGATCGTGGCCGCGGCAACCAAAAGAACTATTTGATAAAGAATTTTTTGCTACCCTACTCTTGCAAGAATGTATTCAGGTATTAAAGGACACCGGCTATCCCAATATTTACGGTAATTGTGTGGGTGTAGAAGAAATTAAACAACATTTTGAAATTAAAGATGCGTGAACATAAATCTAAAAATCCCAATGATTGTGAATATTATAAGAAAGGACTTATCTAATGTCCACTGTAATATTGTTATTGGCATTATTTGGTATTAAACATTTTATTTGCGATTTTGTATTGCAATATCCGTATATGCTTATCGAAAAGGGCATATACGGAGCCCAAGGTGGTCTGCATCATGCGGCGTTTCACATGATAGGTACAGCATTGGTATTGTTATTATGTGAATTTCCTATTATTGATATTCTGTTGCTATCTCTAATAGATGGTATTATGCATTATCACATTGACTGGGGTAAGCAGCAACTGAACCGGGGGCTAACATCAGCTGATAACAAATTCTGGATCATTCTTGGTGCCGATCAGGCTCTGCATTATTTAACATACGTCTTTATCATAGGATTAATTATATCATAATGAATACAATTCAAACTAGTTCAGGATCTATCACTCTTGGTGGTGTTGGTGGTGGTGGTGTACCAGTCTGGCGCGGCAGCCCTGGTATAGCATTGGACCACAGTGGTATTAATCTTCATATAGTCAAAGCCAATGGTGGTTGGATAATACAAATACATCATCCCACAGATTCTCTAACCGGAGCATATAAAAAATCAGATTTGTATGTCATTAACGATGATGCGGATTTTGATAGAGAATTAGGAAAGATATTAACCATACAGTGTTTGAAAGTATCATATGACTGAGACGATTGCAAGACCTGTGGTAAAAAATAAGTTTTGGATTGTGGAAGTGGGTGGGGAGAAAATTGCCACCATCCAGGCCATTGGAGAAGATGGAGGTTTTGTTTATGTGCATAACAACGAACGTAAAATATATCCATCAATTAAACTTCTAAGTAAAGAATGTAATGTTGAGTTTGTTAAAGTTGATAAACTAAAAAAGGAAAAACTTGAAGTAAACGAGGTATATGGATATCCAACCACTAGCAATCGTACTCATAATCAAGTTCTTGATGTTCAACGCTATTTGCCTATCTTTACTAAAACCCTTAAATCTAAAAGTTTCTTTTGTGCCGGACATTACATTGTTAAATTTAGTAATACCTGGGTACGGGCGTTTTGCCCAAAACTTATTACACTAAATCGATATGAGTATCAAGGTCCATTTAAAACGTTGGAACGTATGCAAGAAGCCGTAAAGGAAGCCAATGGACAGTAATCCTCCCTTTCATATCAAACTCTTTAATGATAAGGTACGGGGTATGAATCAAAGTAACAGCAAGATTTTAACCCTAAATCAACAAGAGGCGCGCAGTTTACATGCCGAAATCTATGATTTGATGACCACAATCGCACATTTGTCAAAATCTCCACCAGTAGAGATTATACCACCCAACATGGACGGCGGCACATTTAAGTAAATATGCGTATATTATTTAACTAAATAATAGTATATCAAGGATTAATAAAATGAGTCGACCTAAACCAACTGTGTTGTTGGACTACACAAATAAAACTACTTATAAGAGTGAGCAAGTTCTAAGCTCATTTGGTATATGGGCTGTTTTCTACGACAAGACGCCAATTAATCTAAAAACTCACAATATGCTGGTAAACTATCCTGGACCCAAATATAAGAAGGTATCATTTTCAAATCCCGGCCATGCAATTAATTTGGCAAAAAAGCTAAACGTATTATTTAAATCCGACAAGTTTAGTGTGGTATTATTAAAAGCCGGTGACCAAGTATTCCCCTAAACGCTATACACAGCGGCAACTTACAAAAATATTTTGTATTCAAGCCAACATTCCTTTGGCACAAATTTTAGAAATGCAACGACGTTGGTGGTTGAATCCCACGGATGCGAATAGTCTACGACTTAGTTTAACCGGACTACGTTTTATCAAAGTTGATCTTAAATTGCAAGGGTACGAATTTGTATTAAACAATGATCTAACAAATTTTCATATTCTACAACTAGAACGGGTATTTCAAAGTATGTATTATTTGTTAAATAGGAAAAAAATAATTGTGTTTGAGGAGAAGGAAGCAGTAATGATGACCTTGCATGGAAACGATTTAGTGACCTATCTAGCAAATCTCAATTTGGGCCAAGAATCTAATTAGATAACCTAGAGGTTGACTGTTAAGCTATCAGACTATATATTGTTATTATGAATAAAACAGAACATAAAGCTATAGACACCAAGTTGCAACGTCAACAGTATGGTGAAAACTCCGAACTGCTTAAGGGGTTAGGCTATAACACCGATGTGATGAATATAAAACGTATGGCCAAGGACTTGGCCACTGAAGATACCTGGCGATATATGGAGAGTAAAAATCTCGAAGATCTCAAAGATTGTGTAACTGATTATGATTTATACGAATGGGTGGTTACTACACAACTTGATCCTAAATTAAAATACGGATTGATACTTGAATTTGGTACTGCAACAGGTCGTACATTGAATCAGTTTGCATATTGGTTGCCAAATAGAGATATATTTGGATTTGATAGTTGGCAAGGTTTGCCGGAAAAATTTAATGATTTACCCGCAGGGCATTTTGCACAAGAACTTCCTAAGGTAGAAAATAATTGTATACTTACCCCCGGTTGGTTTGGAGACCGACCTCCACATGATGACTCGTGTATACCAGTATTTACGGCACAAACATTTGCAGCTAAACATAAAGAATCTATTGCACTATTACACGTAGATGCTGATTTATATTCAAGTACCAAAGTAATCCTTGAGGTATTTAAAACACAAATTGTTCCGGGTACTGTAATTTTGTTTAATGAATATTGGAATCACCCAACCTGGAGGAAACATGAATATCGGGCTTGGCAAGAATTCTGTAATTTATATGGGGTAACATACAAATACCTCGCATATGCCAGTGATCATCAAGAGGTAGCAATACAGATTACCGAAAAGATCGACTATTAATGAAGTAGGTGTTATAGTAGTAGCTGTAGTATTAGAGCTAACTGTAAAAACAGAACTAACAACATTGGGTTGCTAGGCTGTATCGGTTACTAACAAGGAGAAGTAAAATGTCACTATCATTGGTGTCGTCCGCAGTTTCAGCAGCACCCGCAGTTTCAGCAGCATCCTCAGTTGTATCTTCAACACCCACAACGTATGCATCAGCTTTTAATGGTCGTTATCTTAATAAGACGTCAAACTTTGTTAGTTTGGCAAACAGAATAAACGACACTATTGCGAGCTTATCCCCCCAAGCTCAACGCAATTGGCATTCTAGTTTGACCATTGCAATCCGAGCATTTAAGAAAAACTACCCTCTAGTAAAGACGTTTGCTAATCGATCACTCTTTCCTATGTGTATCGCACAAGATAGGTCGCTGGCTGAAATTTTAATTGATACCACTATGCAGCGAGAACTCAATTTGCAGTGGGTCTTAACAATTATTACCAATTTTCGAGCATATCAGGCATCCTCTATCTGTGTTTACACCATTCCCACCGGTCAATATGGTGCATGGGATTGTCAACATACTGCTGTCGCTCTGTATCTAATATCATTTCATGCGTTGAACATTGACCCAGACACCACGCTAGTAGAGGTACCGTGCACCATTTACGACATTAAGAGTCGTGGACAAATACGCGGTGTTTTTATTAGCAACAACACTCATACAGGGAAAAATCGCGGAAAAATGTCTTTATCATTATTTGATCAGATGCAACAAATGATTTATGGTGTTAAAGTTGACGGAGTGACTGACCCCGAATGGCAAGATGTGGCAGAAAAGCATGAACTCATTGCAGCAGCCGGAATGTTTCTAACTTCAGTCGATCATGGTAATATACATCAGCCTGGGGCAATTTCTCGTATGGAGGAAATTCTCAATGCTTCGGTGGAAGTAGTAAGACAGTTTTGTGTTTATGGCG